GTTACTGCTGCTATACTATAATCTGCCATAATCTGTCCTCGTTTGTCGTATTATATCTTATTTTGTAATTTTTTGAATATAATCTTTAGTATTTATATTTTCATCCTCGCTAAATAAAATTTTACTTTTAATTTTATTAGGTAATATTTCGCTTTTATAAAAATCTTCATATTTCCTGTATATAGCCAATTTAGCTGCTTGACGATATTTGCTGATGCGACCACTAATAAACTCGTTTTTATCTTGCATATCAACACCAGGTCTAGGATCTACTATATTTTTGTAAAATCTTGAATCAATATCTTTTCTAAGTTGTTGCTCTAAAGTATTGCCGTTAATTTTAATTTTTCCAACTAATTCTTGGTATTCATCATACATACTTCTTTTATTAGTACCGCCATAGTCAGAACCACGAAATTCTTTTAAATTTACAGAGCCTTCCATAAATCCTGGTGATTCAATGCCAAACTGTAGTCTTTTTAATTCTGCTAACAACGGATCATCAAGATCTTCTGCATCCACATAATTAAAAGCTGGTAATGGAAAATCAGCTGCATAATTTCTATCTTTACCAAATATAGGATCTCTGTTTAAATCAATGCTATCTTCAAAAAAACCATAAGCATTTCTTTTTATGTGATCCATAAATCCATTCATCTGTTGATATTTTCTATCATCTCCTAAAATTTCGTTATATAAACGATAATAAGGAATAAGAGATGAAAATTGCCTGCCAGCATAAGTAGCAATTTTATTTTCACTTTCTAAAGAATCTCCAAGATTTTTCAAACCTGTAAGTGAAGGCATATCTAAAAAAGATTCTGCTGTTGCTAAAGCAAGTGCTGCAAACATTTCTGTAGTAGATTGTTTGCTACCATATTTATAGACATCCATCATATTACCTACAACACCAACGTATCTTGCATAAGGATCAAGCCTTCTTACATTAATTCTTTTATCGCCTACTAAAATACTGTGTCTTGGTATACCTATAGTTTCTTCTCTTACTTGAGCTAGACCTCTATCTTGAGATCCTTTGCCTTCAACTAAATTTGATAAACCCCACATCATTGCTGTAGACCACATAAAAATACCTGTATTCAAAGCAGCATGTGCTTGTCTTGCATCTGCACCACCAGCAGCTAACTTAGCTCCAAATTTTTCACTAGCTAGTTGTAATCCTGGAGTTCTTTCTACCACATAAGAAATTAGATTTGCAGGAGTTCTTACAAATGGAACAATAAAATCAAGCAAGTTAGAACCTTGTATAATGTTTCCAGCTTTGTTTTCATATTTAGTACGCTTTAAGTCTTGCAAGCCACGACTACTCCACATAGCAGCATCTAATCCAACAATAGCTTTACCTTGATATTGGTATGGATCATCTTGAAAAACACCTCTGCGTGCTTCTTCAATAGCTTTTCTTGATATATTATTACCACTATCTATACCAGTTGATGCTTGAAATAATTGAGCATCAATCGCATCTTGTAATTCTTTTTCTATTTCAATATTAAGTTCTTTTAATTTTTTACCGTTTAATTTGCTAACATCAATCTTTTTATCTTTGATAACTTTGTCAGTTGCTAATGAACGAGCATAGCTACGAAACGATAATTGTTTTACAAATTCATCAGTACCTATAATCCCTCTACGCCCAAGAAATCTTATACCATTTCCCATAACATTCATTAATCCACCTGCTGGACCATATTTTTCAGTGCCATCTAAATACCAATTTGCAAATGGAGTTTTGCCTTTTTGGTAAATTGGTGATTCTTTAGATCCAATAATTACTTCATCTGCTGCATAATCATCTCTCATCCAACGATTATCAATTCTATTTTTTGAATCATTTATAGCACGCATTGCTTCTTGCGTTGCTACTTTTAAATTATGAAACAAATCAGTAAATTCATTAGTTGCTTTCATGCGGTCTATTTTACTACCACCTAAAACGCCACCAAGATAGCGCATTGCTGTACGATCAATAACATGGGTTAATGATCCAACGACGTTAGCTGATATAGTTAATGTTCCACCTAAAATATTATGTATAAATAATTCTTTAGCTCCGTCTACAGTAATTTTAGCAGTTTTACCAACTTTTTTCATTAACGTGTCAGTAGATTTAATAAATTGTTTTTTTTGTGCTAAATTATCAATATCATTTAAAACGTCTAATACAGCAGCTTGAGCATTTAAATCTTCAAACGCATCATCATATGTACCTTGATACATTTGTTTTCTTAAATTTAATGCTCTACCTGAAGAAGTAGCTAATTCTTTGTCTAACTTTAATAATTTAGTTTCTCTTTCTTCTAATATTCTTAATGGTGTGTTATTGTTTGGTCGTAGTTTAGCTTCGTAAACATCTCGAACTGCTTTTTTTGATAAAGTATTTACAAATATATCGTGAGCATTACTGTATTTTCCTTTTGCTGCTAAACCTTTTTGTTTTGTAAAAGCTTTTAAAATGCTATCTACATCAGTAATATCTTCGACATCTAATAATTTAAAATAATTATCAACATCGTCTAAATGTTTTGATAAATCTTTCGGTTTTAGACCTAAAGCTATAATACCATCTTCCCCAAGCATATTTTTTGATTCTTCACTAAAATCATTTTTAAATGAATTAAGAGCATCTTGTCTTGCTTTTTTTAAATCTTTGCCAGACAAACCTTCTGATTTTCTTCGTAAAGTAATTTGTAATTGATCTTCTACTAATTGTTGCATCCTTTTAGTAGAACCAGCAGACAATGCTTTTTCAGTTTTTTCTATTTCTTGTTGAGATAATTTTTTTTGTGAGCCATCTTTTTTTACAATTTTTTTATTTAAAGAATTGCGAATGCCAACAGCACCGCCAGTCAATCCACCAATAGCAGTACCTAACCCAGCTCCAACACCTAGCGTAATACCAAACCTTTTATAATCAAATTCGCTTAAATTTCCTAATTGCATTTCAACATTTTGTCTAGCCACGTCATCAATGCCTGCATAAGCAGCACCATTAACAGCTCCTTGAATTAACCCTGATGTAGTATAGGCTTTAATTTTTTCTTTAACTGCTGTTTTTGCAGTAACACGAGCAGCAACACTGGCTGCTACACCTGCACCAAAACTTGCTACGTTTAAATAAGTTGCTAAATCTTTTAATAATGCTTGCCCAATATCAACATAACCACCCATGCCATCATCTTTTTCATATTTTTCCCATGCGTTCCACATGTGGGCTAACGCTTGTTTATCATTTTCATTATAATATTGTGTAGCTACAGCTAAGTAACTAAGCTGCGTTAAATTGTAATTATAATCACGCATGTATTGTTTGTATTCATCAACTAATTCTTCGTTGCTACCTTCAAAATCTTTTGATTTAGTTAACTTGTAATGCCTTTTAAAAGATTCATGTAAGCCTGTATCTTGTAAAAAATCTTGCGTAGTCAACTCATTATCATATTGCTCATTAATTAAATTTGAGTTGTGAAATTTTTGAACTAAAGATTGTATTTCAGGCACAGTCAATTCTTTGTTAGCTTGATAATCACCAAAACCTTCAATATAATATTTATTATTTCCTTTGTTAGTTACATCTGTCATTTGCCTGTACCACCTGTATCTGTAGGAACTGTTATAGTTTGACCTTCTTTTAATTCTTGCTTTGTTGTAAAAATTTCATTATGTTGTGAACTTAATATATCAAAAAAAGATACCCCTTTAGCTATTCTTTCATTTCTCTGTTGGACAGTTTCATCTTGCATAAACATTTTAAAAAAATCATCATCTTTAAATCCTGTAATAAATAAAAATTGTCCATGAAAAGTCATAGCAGCAGCTATTTTTCTTTTGCTGTCGTTATCCAAAGATTCATATGTAATATCTTCTAAAATAAGATTATCATTACCTAATGTTTCTTTTCTATTTTCTAAAATTTCATTTAGTAAAATATTTACATTAGTTGAAATAAGATTTGCAAACTCATCTTCTTTAATATCTATATTGTTTCTTGACATTGTGCTTTTAATTTCTTTTAAATTTTTTGTTAATACATGTGTAATATAAAAATCTTTAGTTTCATCTACTCTTGCAAGTTGTGCTTCATTACCAATTTGCAATGGATTTAAATTTATTCTTGCTTTTGTAATGTTACCAAATATTTTATAATCTTCATCGTTGTCTACATTTTGGTAGTTATTAATAAAATCAGTTAATTGTTTTCTATCTTTTACACTTAAATAATTTTCATTTAAAAAACTTTCACCAGTTTGTGCTATATTTTTTTTATTTTGTGTGCTTTCTTTTCTTAAACCTCTTTTTATATCGCTTAAAGATTCTATTGATAAATCAGGTGTACTGTTCCTAATGCTATTCTCAATTAAATCAACACCTACTTCAATTTTATTTGGTTCCATTGTTAAATTTTTATCATTTAAAAATTTTAAAAAATATGTTTTTAATCCAGACCTAGTTCGTAACTCTGGATTGTTTTTTAAATTTTTTAAAACGTCTTGCTCAATAAAAGATACAGTAGTTGTATCTTTTTTTGCACGATTTGTTAAAAATTCTTCTTGATTTTTATTTATACTGATAATTGCTTCTCTTTCAAAATCATCCCAGTATTCATACTCGCTAACTTTTTTTCCTTTGTAAATTGTATTTTCCAACACATCTAATTTTAACATTCCAGCTTCATCGTCACTTGCTGAAATTATACTATTAGTTAAGACTGCTAAACCTTTTTCTGGTTCATCTTCATAAAATTCACCAATATCACTTACTAATTTTTGTATAAGAGGTAAGTTCGGATTATTTAAATCAGGAACATCATCAAAATATTTTTTCATTTGATCTGATGATAATTTTTGTACAGCCACATCTTTTTCTTTTTTTATTTTTTGCAAAAATGCTTCACTTTTTGAGCCTGCTGTACTTTCAGACCATTTTTCTAAACTTTTATATTTTTGATTTACAGCTTTAAAACCACCAACACTATAAATAGCATCAAGATCTTCTTTAATTGTTGCTAATGATGTATTTAAATCAGATTCTTTTCTTGCATTATACAAAGCATTTCTTGTACCAAGATTTTCTTTCATTTTTGCTGTTGCATATATTTTCATAGAATCAACAAATGAATTGTAAGTATTTCTGTTTCCTGAAAACATTTTGGCACTATTGTCTATAATTTCTTTTGCGCCTGTGTGCATTTCATCTAAAGACATTTCACTTTCGCTACCGCCTTTGTTAAAAACGTCTTGCGTAAAATATTTATGTAATCTTTCTGTGGTTATTTGTTCTGCTTTAAAACGTATTTCTTCGCCAATATATACTCTCGCTGTTTGCTCTGCAACATTCATCGAATTTGATTTAAAAGGTAAAACTGCTTTTTTATCAGGATCCTCTGCTGTCGGAATCATATTGTTAATTTCTTCGTCAGTAGGCGTGTTTAATAAAGAATACTGAAAGCCAGCTTCAACTGCTGCTGATTTAGCTCGATCTTCTAAAAATACTTGCATCTTACTTATGTTCTGAGTCATGGCATCGTACACTTGTGAAGCAGTTGCTGCACCTAATGGTCTTGCTGTAGACACAGATAAGTTTGGTAGATTTACTGTACTACCTTTTGTGCCTTTATATTGTTTCTCTAGTTTCGCCATTATGTTTTTGTAGTGCCTGTATCATATTTTCTGTAATTTAAATAACCTTGTGCCAAGTAACCACCTGCTTGTACTAAGCCTAAATTTTCTGTATTAACAGCAGCGGCTTGTGCTTGTGCAGCTTCATCTATACCTTGACGTTCAATCATTTCACCCATAATACTAAAAGAACTTTCTAATAAATTAAGATTGGCTTGACCTGTCAAATATTCTTCTATACCTTCTTCTAATATTTGAGAGTTCAACACATTATCTCTTAAAAATCCACTGGCTGCACCCAATGCTATGTTATTAGCAATCTGACGTTTAGTGTCTTTTAAAATTTGTACTTGATTTTTTTCTATATCTAAGGCTTCTTTTTTCTTAGCAATGTCATTTTGTCTGGCTTCAAAATCACTTTTAATTTTAGCAGCTTGCGCTTGCACACGATACTGTTCCGCTTGTGCTTGACTAGAACGCATAGCAGTAAACCCTTGTAAAATTGATGAACCTGCTAATGCTTGTGCTATTGTAATTTCTGCCATACTATGCTCCTGTGCTTATTTTATAATCCATTCCTAACAAGTGTAATTTGAGAGGTGCGGATTGTCCAATTTCTATTTGTCCAGTTAAACTGTACCCAAGTATACCATGTAATGTTTTAGTTCCAGTAAAACTTGGTATGCCTACATCTAAGTTATCAGTACCTAAAGTACGAATAGGTATGGTATTGCTGTTAATCGTTAAATTTTGCGTTTCATTTAAAAATGCATTAACTTCTAACACACGTTTTTTAAATCCTTTTAAACTAGCATAACCTTGTATACTAGGTTCAATCGGTAATGTTTTAACGGTTACCGTATAATCTAGTCCTACTTCAAATGTACTGGTAGTTGCTGTAGGGAATGTTACCGTACTAGCACCTGCTGTAGTATCAGCTTGCATAACTCCATCACCGATAATTTTTAAACTAAAATGTCCTAAATGTGCAACGGATGCAGACGATGCGTTAGCACCAGTTACTGCTGAATCAAGGGTGACATTTTCGTCAAATAATTCTACATAATATTCATCTGTTGTTCCATTAACAAATTGAGTAACGGTTAAACGAGTTGCATCTGAGGTAGTTACTGTTGTGTTATCTGCTCCTCGATCTGCTCTAGTAACTGTAATTGTAGCAGCACCTGGATTAGGTGCAGCAAACCCTGCATCATTATTAATACATGCAGCTAAGTTATCAGCAGTAGTATTGTTGTTAGTTTGCACTAAAAATTGTCCTGCACCAGCAGAACCAGAAGTAATTGCTGTTGCAGTAAATGTAGTACCATCCTGTTTAGTAACTACTACTGTTGATCCTGCTGCTATGTTGGCATAATCTGATACGACAATCGTACAGGTTGCTTGTGCTGGTTTTTTTCTAAGCACAGTTGCATATTGGTCAGACACGACAGTTGCTATATTTAAAAAAGTACCATCAGTAGTAAATTTACTAGCAGCTACAATTTGTTGATCTCTTAACAATGTATAAACTGCCATACTGCCATCTCCAGAATTAACTAAAGCCAGTCTATCTCCTTCGTCAGTTGATGTTGCTTTACGAATTGACATATCAGTTGGTGTGTTTAATAAATGGCTAGACAACAAACTAATTTGTGTTGAGGTATAAGCATCTTCACCTGAACTAAATAAAAATTCATTTAACGCTTTGCCTTGTCTTTGAATGTATAATGTACCACCAGCAACGTTTTGTACTCGTACATTTTCTTTGCTGCCATGACTGGATTGTAATTTAGCAATAAAATTAGTAGGTGTTAATGGATCACTAAATTCTTGTGGTGCATAAAATTCACCACCAGTCGTAAATATTTGTAAGTAGTTAGCTGATATAATATCTACAATAGCATTTAATTGGTTAGTATCAAGAGTTGCTACAAAAGCATCATCAGCATTACCTTCGCCTGGATTAAAATTAAAAAACTCATTTATTCTAGATGCAAAAATAGTTGATGGTCTTGACTTACTGCCACCAAAATACAGTCTGCCTTGATGAAAACATGCGCTTCTAGGATACCCTTTACTACCACTAAACGTATCAACATAACCAGTTTCTAGTTCCCAGCTAGCATTAGCTATAGCATCCGTATTGAAAAATGGTATTTCAACGTGTGCTTTGACTACAGTTACAGAATCAAATTCTACAATTCTAGCTCGACCAAAACTACTACCGCCAATGACGTTAACGTATTGTCCTACATGAGATGAACTAAATATACTGTGTTGTGCTGTTAATGTAATGTTACCTGACACCGCACTTGGTGTTAAAGTGCCAGCGCTAGATGTATCAACAATGGTAAAGCTGGGTGCATATTGTGGATTAAAATCAAAGGTAACATCTGCAATAGTCCATGCAGTATCAGATGTACGAGTAATTTTTTTAGGTGCCATATCTTCTTGTACCGTAATTATTGTGTCTGCACTTTGAGTCCAACACATTTTGGTTAGCATAGCTGAGGTAATGGTTGTAGTTAAATAATTATTGCCACTACCAGCAATGTTAGTTTGTAATACACCATTTTTAATAACTGCCATACGGTTATGGGTAAATGCTAATAAATAAGCATCAGATGTGTTAAATTCAAAAGGAACTAAGCGTATACCATTTTCAGGACTACCGCCTAATTCTGTAATAAATTTAAGTCCAGGTCTACGTTTAACACCACCTTGTGGTAATACCACTACGTTTAGTGCTGTTGTAAGACCAGTTTCATACGCTTTTAAATCAGTACGAGATAATAATTTAGGATCTAGTTCACCTGATGTAAAACTATTTTGAATCGCTATAACTCTTGACATTATCTTACCTCAATTAAATCGAAGCTATTATTACCTAATGTTTGCGCTCTTTGTCCTTGTGCATCTGCCTGGCAGGCTTGTCTAAATAAACCACCTCTACCGTTTTCAGACGGTGTACCAAATGCTAACGATCTAAAAAAATCTGCTTTGGTTATTTGGTCTGTTAAAGGCTCTGCTATGTCGGCTGCTAGCGCATGACGTAACATATAAATAAAATATTCTGGAAATCTTGATTCGTTTATGTCTGCTATATAATCTATATAAACTGTTTCATAGTCAGTCAATAATCTTGGTTGATCCACATAATACAATTCAAACTCAGTTTGTGGCGATGTTCCAGCATCAGATGCTATAAACACTGCTTTTGGTGTGCCAATAATGTCTGCTGGTAACGCATACACATACTTCCATTCTGTAACTGGAGTATCCACTGTTTGCGCTAATTGAACTTTAACCTTAGCAAACGACCAAGGATAAATTGATAAAATATACTTTTTTAAGTCATCATATAAACGATCACAGATTTTTGCTGAATCTGTACCTTCAGTAAATGAAGAAATCTCAGAAGCACCAAGCATTAAAAGTGCATCGTTGCATATTGTTAACTTGCTATCTCCTGCTGCCATATAATCTCCTTAAAAAAGTATGCCCTGCCGAAGCAGGACAACTTTATATTACTTAGTCAGAATCAGAAACTGCTCCGATTGTTGTACCGTCACTAATGTCTACGACACCAGATGCGTTAGATACGACAACGTGCATAGTAACTGTTCTTGTACCACCAGTTGCTCCATGAACAATTATCATGTCACCAACTGAAAGTTGGTCTGATAAGTCATTAAAGTAACCAGCAGCATCTACTGCTGTATGGGCATCAGTTGTTGTATAGACATACAAAGCTGGTAAATCACCTGCTCTGCCCTGTCCAGCTAATGCTCCAAATCCTGCTCTTGCATATGCCATATTATCCTCCTGTTATTCACGACAAGTGACTTCAACTATACCAGCTGTATCAATACCAACAGATCCAGCAGAGAACATAGAGTTCACTAGGAACGATGATTTCTCAGCAATATAGTTAATTTCAGTTTTCTTATCCATGTTAATAGCAAGACCACAAGCATTTTTATGCCAAGCTAAACATGTACGGTCAGATGAACCATCAACAGCTAGTCCGCCTTCTGTTCTATCGCCAACCATAATGAATTTAAAACCTAAGAATGAATCAACAGTTCCTTGAGCTAATGCTTTAGTTGTGTTGACATCAATAGTTTTTACATCACTATCGTCTAAGAACGCAGCCATGTTATTAGCATGACATAAGAAGAAACGATCTTCGGCTGGAACACCTTGTTGGTCCATTTTCTTTTTAGTTTCTAATACTTTATCAACATTTAAGTTAGTGTTAGAACCGCCAATAGAATTAGCAACTGTTAAAGATGTACCTGCTCCATCTAGTGCATCAATTACTAATTGGTCCATTCTACGACCAACAGCCATTGATACCGCTTTTACAAGCTCTGCTCTTTCGTCAAATAATACTTTGCCGTTTGTAAATATATCGCTATATTCAGCAGCATTGAAATCAGACATTGTAGCTGTTGCTTGTGTGTGTGTTAAGTTCATTGGAGTTACATCAGACTGTGGTATATGTAAATTTGCCACACCTGATCCTAACTTGTTGAACTTATAAGTATTACCTTGAACGCCACTTCTTTCACGAACTGTACCAGCTAAAGCTCTATCGTTTTGATAGGCTTGCTTTACTTCCGCATCAAAGATGGTGACGAAACTTGTACTAATAGATGTACTCATAATATCACTCCATAAAATTAAATTAAATTTTACGCCAGAAGTTGTCCATTTTGGGCTTCAAACTTGTAGGTACCGCCTACCACGAGTCATTTGACATTCAAGGGCAGATGTACTGTTATCCTTATTGTGTATTCTATAATGTAATTACAATACTTTGCAACTAAATTATATAATCTTCATTAGGGTTGTCTGGTACTCTTTGTTTAAACCATTTTTGAACTTTGTTTCGATAAGATACATCACTTTTATATTCTGGAGTTCCTACCATTTCATAAAGTTCTTCTAATGTCGGCACGCCTTCAGTAGTTGGTTGTGCTACAGGTATATTACCTTCACCGTAATAACGTCTAAGTTTTTGCAAAGCTCTTACACCATCTGCTGTTCCTGCTGACATTTTTAATGAATCCAACTCTGTTTCGTTTAAAATACCTTTTTTGTGTAAGCTATCTACCCATTCAACTGTAGAACGTATAACTGTGTCTGCATCTGGTCCTAATTTAGCTTTTTCTGCACGTACGTCTGTATCATATTGTTCTAAATTAGCCATTTCAGTATCAATATAATCTTTAGCTAAAGATTCAAAAGCAGCTTGTGATACACCATGTTCTTTAGCCCAACCTTGAAACTTGCCCAATAAAGCATCGTCTTGTGAAATACCTTTTTGTTCTGCAAAAGATATATCATATCCTTCTTCTGGCGCTTTGTGTTTACCTTGAGAAAAGTTTTTTTCTAATTCACGATACGAGTTAACTAACCCTTCAATGTCTGGACCATCTGCTTCATTCCAAAATTTCTCAGGAAAATACTCAGGTCTTTCATATTCGACATCTTCTTCTTCGGTAGCTACAGTTTGCTCAATTGGATCAGCTCCATCAGGAACTAACACATCTTCAATTACTTCTGGATTTGCTTCTTGTTCTGCTGCTTGTTCTTCTTTAAGTTCGTTTAGACCATCATCTAATAATGATTCTGCTTGTTGATTTTCTGCCATTTCACCCTCTTGCTCTTTGCACTCGTTTTTCAATTTCCCTTACAATTGAGTTTTGCCCTTCACGACAATAACCATATGATGCTGATTCCCCTGGTATAAAACTAGGTTGTTCAATTGTAATGGCTCTTAGGTGTTTTAACACCTTTTGTCCATCCTCAGTATTAAAAACTCTAAAATAAAGTCTATTTAATTCCTGTGGATCTACAAAATCTTTGCTGTCTATTTCTTGTTCGTCTGTTAATGTTAATTCATCCCAGCTCATTTAATTACTCCATTGGTAATTCTTGTTGATCTTCTTGTGGTGCTTGTTCTCCTTGTTCAGCCATAGCTTGCTGTTGTGCAGCTTGTTGCGCCATCATTGCTGCTTCTTGTATTAATGCAGCTCGTTCTTCTGGATTATTTATTAATTCTGCTGGTATGCCTAATTTTTCTGCAATATAATCAGCAACTTCGCCTGCTTTAATTGCAGTAGCACCTTCTGGTCCTAATTGAGCAACTATTTGTTGAAATTGTAATACATTACTAACATCATTTTGATTTTGTGACATAGCAATTGGGCTAACTGGTTTTACTTTTATTTCTAAACCATTTACTTTTAAAGGTAATTCGATCATTCCTTGCTCATCCATAATAGCTAATGTTCTGCGAATGATTGGATTCATGGTTTCTGATATCAATCGACCAAAGGCACTACCTAAGTTCTGCGCTAATTCTTGTATACGTTGTTGTATTTCAGTTGCACTACGTGCTGACATATCATCTCTTGGTATTGATTCATCTAACAATATTTTTTTAATTGACATTTGTAATTGGTCAATCACAATTTGTGATAACTGTGGATCACCACTACGAGCTAATGGTTTTAATGATTCACCCTGTGGTCCACCATTTCTAGCTACTGGTATAATAGCGCCAGGTTTTAAAGTAACAGTATTAGGGTTTAACACCCCATCGTCTGCTGCGGTATACACACCTGCAATACCCAGTGATGCGTTTTTAAGCAACAATTCTTTTACTTTATTTAAAGTTTTTATATCAGGTATAGCAACGGTTAATGGTCCACGACCATGTACTTCACCTGCTGCTTTCATATATCTTGATATAACCCATGGCGATGATTTTAATTCACGATGTAATAATTCATATTTTTCTTTAGAAAAACATAATTGATAATGATACACACCAGTTTCTAAATCTTTAATAGTTGATTCTAAAAGCTCAACTTCTTTAATAGGGTTATCACGCACCATATCGTTTAATGTTGAATTTAGTTTAGCATCTGGGTACATAACCTGTATTTGTTCAGCTTTGCATTTTATGTTTCGATAAACATTTTCAACCTTTCCATACGCACCTTCTTCAAAACAAACTAAATACATTGGTATTGATGTAAAGCGAATTGGGTGTAATTCATCACCAGGTTGTACCAACATAACACCAGTACCAACCGCTAAGTCTAATAAAAACTCACCCATCGCTAAATCAAAATTACTACTACGAATCACAGAAAACATTTTATCGCTGTAAATATCTAAGATTCTTTGTACTTCTACTTTTTGTTCATTAGGTATATCGTTGCCAGGTTCTAGTCGACACCAGTTGGTTTGTGGTGGAAATAAACCTGATTGTATTCTATTAGCAAATCTTTGTGTTGAGTCAATCGCTGTACTGTCAAATACGTCTGCCATTTTGTTTTGACCAACAACACCGCCCTCATAATAACCTTCGTATAAATTACGATTGGGTAAAGCAAAACGATAGCAGTCCTCATACACTGATTCCCATGTATCTTTTTTAGCTTTTGCTGATTTATATCTTTTGGTAATCTGCCCTATGGTTGGTTTCATGTTTTCTTTTTCCTGTAAACATCCTTTGGTGATCCCATAGAAAATTTACCATTGCTTGCTTTTGCATACTCTTTAGCCATCTTAACACCGCTTGCTGTGTATTTAAAATGTCTTGTTTTTCCTGTTTTTGGATTGGTAACTTTTGGCATATTAAACTCCTGATTGTGCTTTGCCGCCTTGTTTTTGCATTGCTGCAAATTGGAATGAAGCATCTTTACGTCTACGTAATCGTTCACGTCTAGACAATGCTGATTCTGATTTACCCAATGTTTCTTTTTCTGGTTCTGGTTCTTTTAACACAGCGCCAGTATAAGCCTTACCTGTTTTTTCTTTAAAAATATCAGCTGCTTCTTTAGTGACTGGTTTTAAATCTTGTTGTGCTTGTTGCAATGATTGTCCTGGTGTTATTTCTAATCTTCTTTCAAAAGTTGTACTACCGTCAGGCATTTGAACTGATTTAAAAAATTGCTCAAAAGGATCTCTTTTTCTCATCCCCATCATTTGCCCAAAACTTATCATAATCTACCCTAAAGTTGTTTTCTTCACACCAGTTTCAGCATCTTCTCGCAATGGTGAAAGTAAAGAACGTCTACCACCGTAACGCTGTCCACGTTTACGTTTTTGCAATCCTTGCATTTCATCAAGACGTTCTTGTTCAGTACGAGCTTTTTCTGCCGCTAATTCGTCTTTTTGCCTTTGTTGCTCATCCAAAACATCTTGCGAGATTGGTTCTGGTGCTGGCATTTTTGGTTTTGATAATATTCCACCCATAATTATTTCCTCTTTTTCTTAAAGCCAGCTTTCATATTAGCGTAGGCTTTATCTGAAATAGTTGATTTAGATTTAGGGCGGCTAGTACCTGCTTTCTTGCGTGCGTTAATGTTTGCGTACAAACCTTTCTTGCCTGGCATAGATCCTCCTAATAATATTTAGCATACATTACATAATCTGACTTATCATGTCCAAACTGTTTCATCAGACCTTCGTAATTGAATTGTAATACAGATGCCCAGTTCTTTGCAACTTGATTATCATTATGAACAATTACTTGCAAACGATGTAATGCCATGTATTTTGCACCATAATTTAATACAAACTTAGCAGACCTGGTTGTTGCTACAGGGTGTTTATTAAATATTTTACTACCTAAACACCATGCTTCTGCAACAGATGGAAATACGGTAGCAAATCCAAAACAAGATGCTATTTGATTATCGTACAAAACTGTAATTGCTGGACCCATCATTTGTAATGCTTCAATGTTGGCTACTGTTTCATCGTAAGTAACGTGATACATCGTGTCAGCTATTCTGCGATCTAAATAATACGCATCATCGTTTTGGTACTCACGATAAAGTATTCTTTCATTCTTATTTAAACTATTGTAAAATTCCACTAATCCTATAGGGTTTTGCGAGGTTTTTGACACCCCTCTTTTACCTCGCATCTCTTTAGTTTTAGAATACATTAAAATCCATTCTCGCTGTCGTTTGTTGTTGCCCACCACCTTGTGCATTTTTACGAGTGAGGATTCGATGCTCTCCTCCTCCAAGCATCAAATACCCAAACGCATCTCCGATGTGGGAGAAATTGTTTTTAAACGGTACATCTTTAAATCGTTCATACCCTGCGCCAACTGCTTCTCGTTTAAAATAATACCCACCAGCCAGTGCTTTTCTTAACATTGAACACTTTTTATCCACAATCAACCCAGCTTTACCTGCAATCAATCGGTTCATTGGCATCGCACCTGCTTCCCTACGTACCTTAAAATCGTTGCTCACCGTTGGTCTGGCGTTCATGCCTTGCGTTCTGAGATGGTCAAACGCTGTAACCTCAAATATTTCATCCCTTTTACTCCCAGCTGGATCACCCCATATCTTAATATCTTTAGCATTGGGAAATAATTTATTGATTTCAACCTTTAATTGGGTGGTAAATCGTTCTAACCCCATGTCAAACGTCACCAATTCATGCAGTATGTGCCAACGCCCATTGTCTAAACGCTGCCCAAACACTGCAGCTGGCGTTAGTCCAAAGTCAAGTCCTATTTGTAATGGGTATTCTGGTAGATATTCTATTTCTTCACTCATTAGCGAATCGGTATATTCTTGCCATACGGCACGCCCTTCTTGCACAAACACATATTCACCACCTGCATAACAACGAATCCAATCTAAGTTCTTACCACCTAACATTTGTTCGTAGTAACCTTCCGTTAGGTTATCAATGTTTTCTGCTTTATCATTGATTGCCCAATATTTGCTACCTGCGTAAATAGCATCTTCATAATTGGCATCAACTTCTTTGACACCTCCTGGTTGCTTGTAAAACTTCCAAGCATACTTACCCTTCATCTTTTCTTTCTCAGCCAACCTGTGCCACCAATGGTCGTCATCAGGTGGGTTGGTGTCCATAATAATAAATCGATGGTTACAACCACCATGTGCTTTGGTTGGATATCGACCTACCCTATGTGTCAAACCATCAATTACCGCTTTCGGTAGTTCTCTGGCTTCGTTTACCCAAGCACCTGTCAGTTCGAGTGACAATAACTTACGGACATCTTTGGGTGTATCTAATGCTAAAAAAATGACTTCCATGTCAAGACCTGCCAGCTTCCCTTTTGGCGGTAACTGTATGTGGTGTGTTAGTGGAGGACTCCAACGCATCTGTCCCCAGGTTGCTTCACTGAATATCTCAAGCCACGTCTTGATCGTAGTGGTTCTAAGTTCAGGATAAGAGTTACGTACAATTACAAAGCGACTGTGGCGAGTATTGTCCAGTGGTGAGACTGGTTGTTGTAATGCACGTAACATTATTTCAGATGCACACGCATAAGATTTTCCAGAACCTACAGGCCCCATCAGTCCACGTACAAAAGAACCGTCATTTAAAAACTTCCATACGGTAGGACTTTTGCTGAAATCTAAGTTTAGTGCGGTAACATCAGACTGCTGATGCTTATTGGTTCTGCGCTTGGATATATCTTTGCTACCTGATACTCTCGCCATATTGTATTAACCTTATAAATTATATTCCTTAATGGTATCAATCCATGTATTAGGAATGTTTATAAGAGCATTATATTCGTTTTCTGATTTAGTACAAGCTAATAATATTCTCTCCTCATTGCGATCTACCAAGTGACCTATCGACACACATTTGTCTAGCTTGCAATTAGTTTTGGCTTCCTCTCCTGTAATCCAGCCATTTTCTGCTACAGCATCGTACCAAATTACCAATGTTACTTTAGTCTTTTTGCTCGGTTTCTTCATCATCATCTTGTTTTTCTCTCACGTCATACACTGTTTCTGGACCTTTTATGTTGATACCTAGTACCGATGGTCGGTTTTGTGATGTATCGACATTCAACATACCGTAATGTTTTGCTAATAAACGAAGCGCTGCTATCTTATCGTACATCTCAACCTCTAACTGGTTGCCGTATTGCGTTGGTGTTACCTTTATTTTCTTAATACTGCGCCTTGCTCTTTCTGTTAATGCGTCAGATGCAAGCATTGTAGTGTGTCCGTTGCTATCCCAACTAAGAATATCGGTTAATTCTGATGCACCAATGGCTGCTAACTCTTGTTCAACAGCTCCTCGCTTGGCTTCGTTAGGGGATTTAAGTATTGCCTTAGCTTCTTTTAGTGATAATGATTTAGCCATAAGCTGAGTATATAACTGTTTTAACCAAAAATCACAAAAATTTTGTGTCAAAGGGATATACGTAAGGGGGTAGGCGTGGGGGGCGTATGGTCGATTACAGAAAAATGATAGTATGTGCTGTATTATTTAACATAATAACGATTATGCGAATTAATAATAATTTGTAAGTCATTGATTTTATTACATATATGATAGTATAAGCGATTGCTAATATAGATATGTCTATTATTTCTATATATATGACTGTTTTATTTGCGCATTGGTGTTGTTTGTAATCATATATTAGGGGGTTATTTTTTTACCCTTAGTAATCCCATTATAAGTAATAGATCAAACATATATATTGCAATATTAGTTATATCTAGTATCATATAGGTGTAAGTTAATTAATAAGAGGGTAAAACAATGATGATGATATTTATAGTAGGATTCGCACTTGGTTTAATCTTTACATCTATTGTACTACTGATGATTATGCAGTATCAAGACATGAAGGATTTAGAAAATAGAACAGGCAATTATGCCAAATACAATAAGAGGGTCAAGTAATGAATCCAATTAGAAATCCAATTAAAAGAAAACCAAACTGTAGAGGTAAAGCAGACCAATACTTGTCTAATGAATACGACACTAAGATTATTCAAGTAAAATGTGGCACTACTGATATAGATGGCTCGACGCTTATCTGTAATAAATGTTCAGAAGAATGGATATTAAAATATCCTAATGGACTTTATGATGTGTATGGATCTGATGATGATTACAATGATAGTATTAATTAATAAGAGGGTTAAATAATGAGAAGAATATTAAAAGATAAAACAATATTTAAATGTCAAGGATATATTAATATTAAGAATAAACATATTCTATATATGTTACATAATTGGTTATATATTCATTTAGATATTATAGAAATTATTACTGATATAGACATAGAGAACTTATGTAACATATTAGCGCTGGAATCAATAAAAGATATTAAACATTACGAATACAATTAAAGGGGGTTTATAAAATGTATGATTATATAGCAATTGGTGTTGATACAAATGGATATAATGATATTGATGAAGATATTAGAGTATTCGAAGCTGCTAATGATTATGAAGCTAGGCATTATATAATTAATCACTATGACATTAGTTTACAATGGTCATTTGTTAGCAGCAAAACTGTAAGTTTAAATAAAATGTTAATTGTATGCTCAAAACTATTAGAGGGTAGAGATCCAAAGTTCTTGAATAGATTTACAAATAATTTAATTAATAAAGGGGTTTAATTATGATAAATACAAATACAAAAGAAGATAAAGATATACAACCACAAATATATATTGCTTGTTTAGCGTCATATAATAGTGGCATTTTACATGGTGCTTGGATTGTACCTTCAAATGATGAAGAAGAACTGCAAAAACAGATTAATGCAATTCTAAAAACATCAAAACAACCCTTTGCAGAAGAATGGGCAATACATGCTTATGATAATTTTCCTGATTTAGGAGAATATCCAAGTATTGAAAATATCTGTAAAGTACAAAATGCTATAGAACAATATGATTATGAATTAATTAATGCTTATCTCCAATATAATAATGATATTGATTCATTAGATTCTATTGATGATTCTTATATGGGCGAATATGATTCTTTTCAAGAATATGCAGAGCAATTTTTAATGGATTGCGATGAATTCCACATGATTCCAGATCACCTACAGTATTATTTTGATTATGAACAATACGCAAGAAATTTGCAGTATGATTATTATGTTGTCGAATCTAACAATCATGGTGTATATATATTTAGAAATTTTTAACAGGGGATAAATTATGAAAGATGTACATAACCAAAATGAAGAATATATGACCGTATTAGAAATAATAGGATCTTTTATATTATTTGCTATGATAATATTTATAATATTTGTTATCATGTCATTTTAGATTCATTGATAGCCGGAAGGCTATATCCTAAGTGGCACCTATGCCACATCTTAAGCCCTTAGAAATGAGGGCTTTTTTTTATCTTATATATTTGATGTGCTTATATTCTAATATTTTAATAAATTATATATTTTTATGATTTTGGTTTTGATGATAGTACACATGGGGGGAACGGTTTTTTAATTGGTTCAACACATCTTATAACATAGCATGGTACAACATAGCATGTATTCGCTTTACAGCGAATATACACATGCGTTGTTGTTTGGGTACGAATTTGCTATCATTCTATGCAAATGCCATTTATAAGCCTATTCGTATAAGGGGGTATGCGATGTTGCTATGTTGATGCGATGTTAAATACAGCATGGCATATAAGTAAATGCTTATGATGCTAAGCTGAAATAATAATTTAATAATAATATAGATATTTCTATTGACATTTTATTATTAATTCTAGTAATATATAGGGGTAACATAAATTAAACAGAGGGGTACTCTAAATGAATAATAAATACAAATTTCCATTATATAATAAATTGATGTTTAATTTTTTGTGTTGGATATATAAAGGCAATACAGAAAAACAAATAGCTATGATTTTTAAATATGGTGATCCATACGGTTTATTTGATATAGACAAATGCAATTGAGGTGTAACAATGCACCCAATATTATTCATAAAACTAGCAATACTAATCTTGATCCCTGTAGCTGTAATCGCTATGGGGGTTGTACTTTTAATCAATAAATAAGGGGGAGCGATGAGTAAAGAAACAATATTTAAATACGAGCCACACGATTGCGAATACAAAATGGAAGATAATTGTCTATTTACTAGACACGATGATTCAGAAGATTGGGGTGAGGTAGATAGAGAACATTGTATCGCAGAAGGAATTAATCATTATGAAGTGTATAAACATTTTGGCAAAGAAAATCATTATGTAGATATTTTATTTGATTATGCTTATTTATATGAGAGGGGGGAACAATGAATAAAGAAAGAATGGATTATGTTGTAGAACAAATTTTTACAAGTTGTCATTATGTTTGTGGTTGTTTGCATTTTTACTGTCAAGATGAAGATAGTGGGCGTTATGAGGAAGATTACAACAACCGTTATGCAGTTAAAGAAGATAATGATATGGAAGCATACGACAAATCAAATGACGGAGAAGCGTATTGGCTAGAAATGGTAGATGATATGGTCAATGAATTAGGCATTACTGAAGAAGAATTAGAGCAAGGTTATAAATATATAAATAAACT